GTCTACCTACTAAAGTTGCAAATTATCGGCATCAAGTTTTGCCATTAAGAGCATATAATTTGATATTTAATGAGTATTATCGTGATGAGAATCTTCAGGAGTCTTTACCTGTTTGGACAGGAGATGCTGATCCTAAGGTTGATCCGACTACTGGAGAAGAATCTCAAGAGGATGATGCAGTTCCTTATGTATATAAGTTAATGCGTCGCAATAAGCGATATGATTATTTTACTTCTGCTCTTCCTGGTTTGCAGAAAGGTCCTTCTGTTGGAATAGGTATTACAGGTGGAGATTCAGGACGTCTTCCAGTTCATGGTTTAGCGATTAGATCTTATTTGGATGATTCTTCTGATGATCAGTTTAGTTTTGGTGTTTCTTATGTAAACGCTTCACAGAAATGGTTTACTGCAGATGGTCGTTTGACTTCTGGAATGGGTAGTGTTCCTGTTGGTACAACTGGTAATTTTCCTATTGATAATGTTGTGTATCCATCTTATTTTGGTACGACTGTTGCCCAAACTGGTAGTCCATCTTCTTCTTCTACTCCGCCTTTTGTTAAGGGTGATTTTCCTGTTTATGTTGATTTAGCGGCTTCATCTTCAGTTACGATTAATTCGCTTCGTAATGCGATTACTTTGCAACAGTGGTTTGAGAAGAGTGCTCGTTATGGAAGTAGATATGTTGAATCTGTTCAAGGTCATTTTGGCGTTCATCTTGGTGATTATCGTGCTCAGCGACCAATCTATTTAGGTGGATCTAAGTCTTATGTTTCTGTTAATCCTGTAGTACAGAATTCATCTACAGATTCAGTTTCTCCTCAAGGAAATCTTTCTGCTTATGCATTATCTACAGATACTAAACATTTGTTTACGAAGTCTTTTGTTGAGCATGGTTTTGTTATAGGTCTTCTTTCAGCTACAGCGGATTTAACTTATCAGCAAGGTTTAGAGCGTCAGTGGTCAAGATTTAGTCGTTATGATTATTATTGGCCTACTTTTGCTCATTTGGGAGAGCAGCCTGTTTATAATAAAGAGATTTATTGCCAATCAGATACTGTTATGGATCCTAGTGGTTCTGCGGTTAATGATGTGCCTTTTGGTTATCAAGAGCGTTATGCTGAGTATCGTTATAAGCCTTCGAAGGTTACTGGATTATTTAGATCTAACGCTACAGGTACTCTAGATTCTTGGCATTTGTCTCAGAATTTTGCGAATTTACCTACTTTGAATGAGACTTTTATTCAGAGTAATACGCCGATAGATAGAGCGTTAGCAGTTCCTGATCAGCCTGATTTTATTTGTGACTTTTACTTTAATTATCGTTGTATTAGGCCTATGCCGGTGTATTCTGTTCCAGGTTTAAGAAGGATTTAATATCCCAACGAGCGTGACCCAGTAAATGCGAGAAGAGCAGCGTAAGAAAATATTAGTCAATGTAACGTAGTGGAATTGATTAATACTTTTCTGAAGCGAAAATTTTGCATTGGGTCACGTAAGTGACATAATTTTAGAGGAATTATGAGTTTCGCGGAGAATGTTGGTAGATTCATAGGAAATTCTGTGAATTCTGTCGGAAGTGTTATAGGAGATGGTCTTAAAGGTTTTAATTCCACTCAGTCTATTTCCAGTGCTAAGCAGGCAAACCTTCTTAATAATTTGCCTTTGCCTTCTTTAGATAATGTTTTAAATATTGGAATGTTTGGCGGTCTTGCTTCAGGCCTTCTTTCTTATAGAGCTGCTAAAAAGCAAAATAAGGTTATGCAGGATATTGCTAATAGGCAAATGGCTTTTCAGGAGCGAATGTCTAGTACGGCTGTTCGACGTCATGTAGAGGACTTAAAGAAGGCAGGTTTGAATCCGCTTTTAGCTTTAGGTGGATCTGCTTCTACTCCTCAAGGTGCTTTTTATTCTCCTGTTAATCCTATGGAGTCAGGACTTAATTCTGCGATATCAGTTGCGGATAAAGTTTTTGATTATCAGCGTTTAGCTCATGCTGATTTTCAGGGTCGTTTGAATTCTGCTATGAGTGTTGTTCAGTTGGCTTCTGCTGTTCAGGATTATAAAAGGAACTATGGAAAGTTTGGTGAAGTTGCATATTGGTTTGATCGATATGCTGGCAAGTTGTTGCCTGCTATGCTTTTCTATTTGTTTAGAAAGCATCCAGTTGGAAGAGCGGTTTCTGCTGCTAATTCTGGTTATGCTGTTGCTAAGGGTGCTAAAGGTGTTAATTTTAAGTTTTCGAATATGTCTAGTACGGCTGTTCAGCGTCATAATTCTAGATATAATGTTTCGAAAGGATGGAGAAGGTAATGAAGTTTAGAACGATTTATGATGAGGAGCGTCCTGCTCCTGTTTTGGAGTGTAAGGATGAAAGTCTATGTTTGGCTTATCAATGTACTGAGACGTCTATTGAAAAATTGGTTAAGTTAGCGAATCAGAATCCTTCTTATTTACATGCATTTGCTGGTGATCCTACTCGTCAACCTGAATATGGAGAGTGTCCTTCTCCTTTGGATTATCAAGATGCTTTAGAGATTGTAGCTCGTGGTGAAGAGGCTTTTTATTCTTTACCTGCGAATATTCGAGTTAATTTTTCGAATCCTATGGAGTTTTTGTCATGGTTAGAGGACCCTGCTAATTATGATGAAGTTGAGAAGTTAGGTTTATTGGATCCTGAGAAAGTTCAGATAAGAAAATCTAAGTTACAAAAAGATCAAAAAGAAGAGGTTTCTTCTGAGGAAAAATAGCGAGGGCTATATCCTCTTGGCTATATAGCCCGAGCGACACAAAATATATAAAACCTTAATGAAAGGATGTATTTCGATGGTTCGTAGAAGACGTTTGAGAAGAAGAATAAGTAGAAGAATTTTTAGAAGAACAGTAGCTAGAGTTGGTAGAAGGCGAAGGTCTTTTCGTGGTGGTATTAGATTTTAAGGCAAAAAAAATGGAGTATCTTTTTAATGAGATACTCCTTAGACTCATATCTAATATCCGTTTATATCCGTTTAACACAAAGGAAATCAGATTATATGTGTACTAATCCTATTATACCTATAGTTCAATATAAAGTTCCAGTTAAATCTTCGTTAGATGTTGTGGATTGGTCTAAATTTAGGTCTAACTTTAAGGCTAATCTGTTTTTTTTCGAGAAGAATGTTGTTCGTCGTGCTGTAAGTAATGTAGATGAAGCTTTTAGATTTACTGAGCAACTGAAGCAAGTTAGTTATTTATCTACTTTTGATCTTGATGGTTATCATCAGGTGAAGCAGTTTTCTTTTCCTCTTCCTTGTAGGAAATGTTCTGAGTGTTTGCAGAAGCGTTCTAAGGATTTAGCGGTTCAAGCTACTATGGAAGCGCGTTCTCATGAGGAGAATTCTGTTTTGATTCTTACTTATGATAATGATCATTTAGGCGATAATATTTTAGATTATGATCATATTCGAGTTTTTCAGAAGCGTTTGCGTCGTTATGTGGATTATCACTATGGCAAAAAGATTAAGTTTTTGACTGTAGGAGAATATGGTGATAAGAAAGGTCGTATGCATTGGCATATGATTGTTTTTGGTTGGAAGCCGAAATCTGAGGAACAATTAGAGCCTTATTTAGGAGGAAAGTATCGAACGGATGTTCGATATCGTTCTAGAAAGCTTAAGGAACTATGGAAATTTGGTTATGTTGATGTAGATGAAGCTACAGATGGTAATATTTTTTATGTAGCTCGTTATGTGCAGAAAAAGTTTGTTGTTGGATGTGATTTAGATTCTTCTAAGTCTAGTTCTAGGAGAGAGAAGAAGACAGCTTCTCAAGCTTTAGGTTTAGATTATTTTTTTTCTTATTTAAGGCAATTTCTTAAGACTAAGAGGATAGTTTTAAATGGTTTTAGATATGGATTTCCGCGTTATTTTAAGGATTTATTGAGGAAGTTGGTTTCAGAGGATTCGGAGTTTGATACTGAGTATTATAATGCTTTAAGGAAAAGGTTACTTAGTGTATGTAGTTATTCGATGGTAAATAAATATTTTACCTATTTAGAATGCTTAGTTGAAGTTTTGCCAGTTTTGAATTTTCATGATTTATACCAGCGTGCGCTTAGGTATATGGATCAATCTATTCTTAAGCCGCATGCTAGTGATCATGATGGAGAATATAATACTACTTAGGAGATCTGATGCATATGTTTTATTATTCAATTTATGATCGAAAGGCTCGGTCTTATGGAGATTTGATCTCTTTTCCTTCAGGTGAGAAAGAGGCTGCTATTCGATGGTTTAGAGATGTTGTGATGGATTCAGATTCTAAGAATATTTTGCATCGATATCCTGAGGATTTTGATTTTTGCTATATTGGTTATTTTGATAAGGATAAAGGACGTTTTTATCCTGTGGATGCTGGGATAGTTACGATTATTAATGCAGGAGAGTTTTTTTTAGATTCTGAGTATAGACAAGAAGAGGTTTAATATGGCTAAAGGACGAAAGCTTCCGTCGGTTATGAAGAATCGTTTTTCAGAGGTACCGACAGCTACGATTAGGCGTTCAAGTTTTGATCGGTCTCACGGTTATAAGACTACGTTTGATATGGATTATTTAGTTCCATTTTTTGTTGATGAAGTTCTTCCTGGAGATACTTTTTCTTTATCGGAGACGCATCTTTGTCGTTTGACTACGTTAGTTCAACCGATTATGGATAATATTCAGTTAACTACTCAGTTTTTCTTTGTTCCCAATCGTTTGCTTTGGGATAATTGGGAATCGTTTATTACAGGTGGTGATGAGCCTGTAGCTTGGACAAGCACTAATCCTGCTAATGAGTATTTTGTTCCTCAAGTAACTTCTCCTGATGGAGGTTACGCAGAGAATTCTATTTATGACTATTTTG